TCTCTTGACCTTATCCGTCATCTTGAATTTATTCTTTCTGTCTTCCACCCTATCCCAAGGTTTCAGCTTATCCTCATTAAATGTCGGGCAATAATGATAGTAATGATTAATCCACGAGAGGTAGGGGTTGTATATCGTGTATCCATTATCGCTGACATATGAGTTCATATCATACCCAAGTTCCTTGGCTAGAATAGATCCCTCATCAGCTAATACCTTTAATATCGGGTTCAAGTTCCATATCTGATCTTGACTGACGAACATCGAGTAACATGGATCCTCATCCTCCCCATACCATCCTCCCATCCCGCTCACTATTTTATCCAAATCAAGTGAATAATCTTTCCCGGGTAAAAAATCATCTCTAAGAAAAAAACCTCTATATGGGATCATATCATGTATGCCGGGTTGGTCGTCAAATATGAACTTAGCGTTCTCGGTCAATCTAATCAATGTTTGTAAGACAGAAGATATATCTATGGGTGCATATTCACACCTATAGACCTTATTATTTATCCAAAGATATTGAAGAAGCTCGGCTATATTAATAGTCCCGTCCTCCACATATCCTGTCCTGTTATCGAAGTTTATTTTGGCTAGAGGTATATTACTCCCTTGTGGTTGGTCACTTTTTTCATTACAACAATGCACGAACCTGCCAAAGAATATATCCTTCCAGCCAAAATATTTATCCCTTATCGTCATAAGCCTATTTCTT